TCAGTTTAACCGATTTATTATTAGAAGCCAAACTTCCTCAGAGCGAGCAAGATATGGATCTTTATGCTCGTAAATACAAAAAAACAATAGATTATTTACGTACCAAGAACAAAGTATTATTACTAACCACTAGTAATAGATGGAGTGGTCACAAAGACGATATTGCTAAAAGTACACAACTTGCATTTAAAATACAAGAATTATTAGGTAAAGAAAAAGTAACTTTGATTGATACAACCAAGTTAAACATATTTCCGTGTGAAGGTAATGTGTCATCTAAATGGGGAAATCATTGTGGAACAAAAGATTCTTCCTTAAAAGATAAAGAGAAAAATCCTACAGGCGAACATCGTTGTTGGGCTAGTATAAATAATAAAAGCGATGAACTTTGGAAAATAAGTAAAGAATTATTTGAAAGTGATGTCGTTTTATTTTTTGCTAGTGTAAGATGGGGACAAGCTAACGGTTTTTATCAGAAATTAATTGAAAGATTGACGTGGATTGAGAACAGACATTCTACTTTGGGTGAAAGCAATATAGTAAAAGATATAGATTCAGGATTTATTGCTACTGGTCAAAATTGGAATGGAAAAGATGTTACTCAAACACAAAAAGAAGTATTACAATTTTTTGGATTCAAAACGCCAAATGAATTATTTTGGAATTGGCAATTTACAGATAATGCTCTTGATGAAACAAAGAGTTCTTACAAAAAAGCAATTCCTGTATTTGATAAAACATTTTTAAAACCATATGATAAGACTAAATAATATATTAAACGAAGTAATTAGTGAAGGCGGTGTTGGTGGACATATGGCACACCCATTTGATTTTGCCGATACAGGCGCTAAATTGGTAGATGTATTTGCAAAATCAGTTAAATCTTTAAAACAAGGAGCTGGCAGTGTAAAGATTGACGGTGTTAATGCAAGTATTCGTATGGTAAACGGTCAATTTGTAATGGATCGTGGATCAGCAAAACCGCTTGATATTAAAGGAATGCGACCTGAGGACTTACAAACAAGATTTGGAGCTGGTCATGGATTTGTCAATATAGGGGCTAAAGTTATTAATATATTCGACGCAGCAATTTCATCTACACAAACTGAGTTAAAGACATTGGGTTTATTAGATAATCCTAATATACTATTCAACATTGAATATGTAGAGGGTCAAACAAATGTACTTGGATATGGAGAAATTGGAAACTTTTTAGCTATTCACGGGTTAAAAGAAATTAAGCCAAAAACTTTTGGTAAAGATGGAAGTGTTAAATCAAGAGAAGCTGTTGAAATACCGTATGATAAAACAGCTATGCAATCTTATATAAACAAATTAAATGTGGTTGCTATGAAGAGTGGTTTTAAGGTATTGGGTAGTGTTGATACTACTTTCAAATCAAAACCAAACCTAGCGAGTGTTTTGACGCAATCAGTTACGTTGTATCCCACAGGTGAAGCTGTAACTAAGTCTTTGAAAGACTGGTTAAAAGGATTACAGTTTAAAACGCCACTGATTACCCGTGAACAATTTTTAAAATCGGTTGATAGTAAAAATATCAGTCAAGATTTTGCCGGTCAAGATGTAAATAAAATAGTTAATGATACTATTGTTTATTTAACCACAATTAAATTGGGAGACGAAATATTAAAAAATGCTACCAGTGAAATTGGCGATTTAGAAAAACACGAAGGTATAGTTGTGAGAGATTCAAGTATTTACAGTGATCCATTTAAAATTACAGGAAGTTTTATTATAAAAGGTCTTGGAAGTAAGTTTAAGAAATAAATTAAATACGTATTTGTTATGAAGAAAGCATCAGGTAAAAGTAATCTAGGCATCGTTAAAGATTACCTAGAAGGCAATCGTCCATTCGTACAAGTTGGCTACGATGCCAATTTGGAGAACAATAAACGCAAAGAAGGTGAAGAATGGGAGGATAGTCAAGGACACAAATGGGTTTGGAAGAATAATAGTAAACGCAGAGTTTCAAAACGTGCCACGATTATTAATGAAAAACGTTGTAAAACGTGTAATATGGATGTTCGATGGGGCAATTATTTGGACGACCGAGTTTGGCCTAAAACTGGATATTGTTACGACTGTTTTATTAATTTTCAAACTGAGTTAAAATTGATGGGTATGTTTGATGTCTATAATGAACTGCAGGATTTAAAAAATGAACGTAGTATTTTAGAAGATTATAAGAAAAAGTTTGAAGAAAGTAAAAAGTTCTGTGAAGAAAATAAAGATAAAGATGTTACATTTCTTGAAGAAGATGGATCATTTGAAAAATGGGATGGCAATATAGATTACAATAAAATATTTGAAGATTTAATTAAAGATATAGGGGTTATTGATATACGATTAGATGAACTGACCCCTAAGATAAAAGAATACGAAGAAAAATATGAGTCAGCCAAATCTCAGAGAAATAATAAAACAAGAGTATAAGAAGTGTATAGAGGATCCTATATACTTTATGAAGAAGTATGTTAAGATTCAACATCCTATTAGAGGCACGGTTGCATTTGAACTATATCCATTTCAAGAAGATGCTTTACAAAACTTTGTTGATAATCAATTAAACATTGTTCTTAAGAGTCGTCAGATGGGTATCAGTACCCTTACAGCCGCTTATAGTTTGTGGTTAATGACATTTCATAATGATAAGAACATTCTTTGTATTAGTATTACGCAAGAAACAGCGAAAGAAATTGTCACTAAGGTAAGATTTGCAAACGATAACCTTCCAAGTTGGTTAAAAGTTCCTTGTGTAGAAGATAATAGATTGTCATTACGATTAAAAAATGGTTCACAAATCAAAGCAGTTTCATCCGCCGGCACAGCAGGTCGTTCATCAGCACTATCTTTACTAATTATCGACGAAGCCGCATTTATCGATGGTATTGAAGAAATTTGGCTGTCTTCTCAATATACACTGTCTACTGGTGGTAGAGCTATTATACTAAGTACGCCAAACGGTGTTGGCAATTTCTTCCATAAAATTTGGGTTGAATCTGAAGAAGGCAAGAATAATTTTAAAACAATTAGATTACCTTGGCATTTACACCCAGAAAGAGATCAAACGTGGAGAGATAAACAAACTGAGTTGTCAGGAGTAAAAGGTGCAGCACAAGAATGTGATTGCGACTTTAGTACATCTGGTAATCAAGTTGTAAGTGTAGATATTCTTGAGTTTTACAAACAAACACATCTAAAAGATCCTGTTGAAAAGCGAGGTAACAATCAAGACCTATGGATCTGGGATTATCCTAATTATAGTAAAAACTACATATTGACAGCTGACTGTGCTAGAGGAGACGGTGGTGATTTTAGTGCATTCCACGTTATAGATATAGAAACATTGGAACAAGTAGCTGAATATAAAGGTCAGTTAACTACAAAAGATTATGGAAACTTATTGGTTAGTGTTGCTACTGAATATAACAATGCTTTATTGGTGGTAGAAAATAACACTATAGGGTGGGCTACATTACAACAAATTATTGACCGAGACTATCAAAATACGTTTTATAGCGCAACTGATTTGACGGTGATTGATGTAGAAAAAACATATTCTAATAAATTAAATACAGCTGATAAAAAGTTAATTCCTGGATTTACAACAACTAGTAAAAATAGACCTTTAATCGTAAGTAATTTGGAGTTATTTTTTAGACAAAAACAAGTGATTATGAAGTCTAAAAGATTATATGAAGAACTGAATGTGTTCGTTTGGAACGGACCCAAAGCAGAAGCGATGAGGGGTTATAATGACGATTTAGTTATGGCAATTGGAATTGGATTGTGGATACGTGAAACAGCGTTGAAGCTTAGAAATGAACAAATAGCTTATAACCGTGCAATCATTTCAAAAATATCAAAAGTCTCAAGTCAAATTTCAATTCCGAAACAAGTAAGCGCGGTACCAGATCATCATAAAACTATGGATTTCACGGTAAATGACAAAAAAGAAAGTTTAACTTGGTTGATGTAAATACTTATATATTATAGATAAATCATATGTCAGATAAATCTTTTCAAGAATTACGGAGTCGGTCTTTATTCGCTCGTTTGAAGCGTTTGTTTTCAAACGACGTGATCGTTCGCAACATTGGTGGTAAAAAACTAAAAGTTATTGATACTGATGAAATTCAGTACGCTACAGATCGTAATAGTTTAAGAGACAGGTTTAATAGATTACGTACTACTTCGTATAATCAATATACTAGAGATTTTAATTTATCATATCAAAGCAGTCGTGTAGAACTATTTCGTGATTATGATACAATGGATATGGATCCAATTCTATCATCTGCGTTGGACATTTATGCAGATGAATGTACAACCCGAAATGAAATGGGTGAAGTAATTCATATCAAATCTTCCAACGATGAAATTAAAAACATTTTGCACAATCTATTCTATGATATTTTGAACATAGAGTTTAATTTATGGAGTTGGTCACGGTGTATGGTTAAATATGGTGATTTTTATCTACGACTTCATATTAGCCCTGAATATGGTGTTTATTTGGTAGAACCATTGAGTACATATTATGTAACACGTGTAGAAAATGCACATTTGACCAATAAAAACTTTGTTAAATTTCAAGTCAATTTGCCATATGGAAACAAGATGGAGGATTTGGAGAACTATCAAATTGCTCATTTTAGATTATTGAGCGATAGTAACTTTCTCCCATATGGAAAAAGTACTTTAGAAGGCGCCCGACGTGTTTGGAAACAATTGAGTTTGATGGAAGACGCAATGTTAATTCATCGTATTATGCGTGCGCCTGAAAAACGCATTTTCAAAGTTGATATTGGTAATATTCCACCAAATGAAGTTGACAATCATATGCAACGTATTATGGACCAAATGAAAAAGGTACCATATTTGGATCAAGAAACCGGAGATTATAATTTAAGATTCAATCTACAAAACATGGTAGAGGACTTTTTCTTGCCTGTTCGTGGTAGTGATAGTGGAACCAGTATTGAAAATTTATCTGGATTAGAGTGGACTGGTACCGATGACATTGAGTATCTTCGTAATAAAATGATGGCAGCACTTAAGATACCCAAAGCATTTTTGGGATATGATGAATCATTGAGTGGTAAAGCTACATTAGCAGCTGAAGACATAAGATTTGCTAGAACAGTAGAACGTATACAACGTATTATGGTTAGTGAATTGAATAAAATTGCGGTTATTCATTTATATAGCCAAGGATATAGAGACGAATCATTAGTAGATTTTACACTGGAATTAACTAATCCGTCCACTATATTTGAAAAAGAAAAAATCGATGTATATAAGAGCAAAGTGGAACTTTGCAAAGATATGCAAGAACAAAAAGTATTTTCTAAGAAATGGATTTATGAAAATATCTTTGGTTTATCAGATCATGATATGATAACTCTGCAAAAACAACTAATCGACGACGCTAAAGGAAATTATAGATTTAAGCAGATTGAAGAAGAAGGCAATGATCCAGCTCTATCCTTTTTAAATAAAAAAGATAAGGAGGGTGAAAGCGGCGGTGGTGGCGGAGCTGAACCAGGTGGTAGTGAGCCTGGGACTGACACTGCTCCTGAAGGAGGAGATGATAGTGGTAAAGATACCGGCGCTGAAGCTGGTGGTGAACCATCAACTCCCCCAAAGTTATCAGAAAAACGTGATCAAACTGGTAGAAAAGATGCCAGTAAATATCCTTTTGGGGAAGATCCACTAGGCACATTAGAAAACAATAGACGCAGTGATTTATCAGTATCGCACAAATATAAAAATGGATCGCCATTGTCTGTGGAGTCTATTAAGGGGCTGACAGATTTGTTAAAAACGTTGGATCAAGAAAAAGAAAGTTTGATGGAAGGAAACAAAAATTCTTTCATGGACGAACAAAATATAAAAGAATAGTATAATTCCTATATATTTAACCACATTGATTATATTTATAAATAATAATAAATAATATGCACAAGAAAGCAAAACATTCAAAATTCAAGAATGCTGGAATATTGTTTGAACTACTCACTCGACAAATTACATCAGACATTCTAGCGGGAAAAGATGAATCATTTACTAAAAATTTAATGTTCAAGTACTTCCACGAAAGTAAAGAACTTGGAAAAGAGGTGCAGCTTTATAATTTTATTTTACAACAAAAAAGTAAAGATGTATCTTCGGCCGAACGACTTTTGGGTGTTGTATTACAAACACGATCTAAACTTGACGAACGTGAATTAAATAAACAAAAGTATAGTATCATCAAAGAAATTAAAGAAAAATATAACATTGATGATTTTTTAAAGAACAAAATCCCAAATTATAAGTTATATGCTTCCATTTATAAATTATTTGAAGACCAAGATAAAAGTGGGGTTAAGTTTGAAGTTACTGAGTTAATAGAATCCAGAGAGTACATCGTTGAAAATTTGACAAAAGAAAAGAAGTCGGATCAAGAATCGTTGGATGTTTATGGAAGTCAAACTGCAGACGTTAGATTGTTAGCATACAAGTTTTTAATTGAAAATTTCAATAGTAAATACAACGATTTATTGCCAGATCAAAAGAAACTATTGAAGGAATATATTACCAATGTTTCAAATTCCAGTAAATTTACAAAATATGTCAATGAAGAATACAAAAGAATCAGCTTGGTATTAAAAGACCAAGTAAAAAATGTTACATCTGACGTAGTTAAAATTAAAATAAATGAAGTTATTAGTCAATTTTCTACTAAATCTTGTGCCGGTATAATTAAAGAAAATCAATTGACATCTTTATTGAATGCGTATGAATTAGTAGAAGAAATTAAAAAGATTGATGTCAAAAATGAAACAAAATCTTAAAGAAAAGATTAAACGAATTTTAACCAAGTTAAAGGTTAAAAATGAAGCTAGTACAACAGGTACAGGTGCGGTCGCGTCTGGTCCTGTTTCAGTTGGAGGCGATGCTGCTAGAACACCATTTGCATTTAGCCGCCGTGGACCAGGAAACATTAGAGCAGCGACACAATTGGGATATAAGTTAGCTAAAGCTATCAAAAGAAGTAATGGATATAAGTTGGAAAATCAAATGTATAGTGGTCCGGCTTACGCAACACCAGCACAATCAATTGAATTAGGCGATACATATACTGACGAAAATGGTTTGGTTCAACACAATGATCCTGATATGGATCCCAATTTAATTGGATATAAACAAGGTGCTTTACCTATGTATGAGAGATTTGATACTCTTAAATACGAACAAGAAGATAAACCAGTTGCTGCCCCACAACCTGTTCAACCTGCTCAACCTGCTCAACCTGCTCAACCTAAACAACCCGCTGCGGCGCCGTCAGTAGATTTAAAAACATACGATGTTCTTCCTGACTTTACAGCATTTGATACAAAATTAAAAAGTTCGACTGAAGCATTAAAGAATAATCTTCAAAAGTCAATACAGGATAAAATTTTGGGTAAGAAGATTGTGGTTAGAGCTAGTAAAGGATACAAACAGCCTGAAACAGATTATACAATCAATGTAACAGGCGTTGCGATTGATTATTATTATGATAGATATGTCATCATAATTATTGGACGAGAGGAAAATAAACAAAAGGTGGCTAAATTCTTTGTTAAACCAGGATTTAAACTTAAAATTTTAGGCAATGCTGATAATTTGAAGCCAAAGGATCAATATCAAGTTGCTAAATCAAAAGCATTAGTTGAACCAAACAGTCAACAAAATGTTGTTCCATCAAACAAAATAACCGCTGATAAAGAGGATGCGACTACTCAAGATCAAAACGCACAAACGGGAACAACACAACCTAAAGCTTAATATATATGAAACAAGTACTGATAGATATTTTACCATTTGAATTTAAAAAAACATCTTTAAATGAATCTCTTAAAGATGGAAAATTATACGTAACCGGCGTATTACAACGTGCCGACGCAAAAAACCAAAACGGCCGTGTGTATCCAGTAGATGTGTTGAAGAGAGAAGCTGAGAAATATATGCAAAATTTCGTTAAACAACGTCGTGCTATGGGTGAATTAGATCACCCAGAATCATCTGTTGTTAACTTAAAAAATGTAAGTCATAATATCGTAGATATGGGGTGGGAAAGTAAAGATTTAGTTGGTACAGTTGAAATTCTTCCTACGCCTAGCGGTAACATTTTAAGAGACTTGCTACAATCAGGTATTCTTTTGGGTATTAGTAGTCGCGGATTAGGAAGTGTTAAAAAAGATATGCGTGAAAATGCAGATGTTGTACAAGACGATTTTGATTTAATTGCGTTTGATTTCGTAAGCAATCCAAGTACACAAGGAGCTTTTATGTATCCACAGGGAAAAATCAATGAAAGCGTTGAACAAAAAATAATAATTAACCCATATAGTAATGTTGAAAGAATTATTCACAACATTCTATCAGAACTATAATATTTATAAAGTATGAAATTAAAACATTTACTGGAAAACTCTACGGAATCGACTTATGTCGCTTTGACCAAAGAAGAAAAATCAAAAATGGTCGGGGTTATTAAATCTTACAACGAATATCGTAAAGGATTAAAAGCTGATAGTGTCTATGAAACAGCACAAAAAATTATGGAAGCTGTTAATTTAGCAGAACGATATGCTATTAAAGAATGTAACGAATGGATGGAAGCTAAAATGGTGGAACGTGATATGAAAGAAATCAAACGTGATGCCGCTAAGATGTACGAAGAAGCACAAAAGATGAAAGCTATTGAACAACAACTTGAAATGTTGTATGAACAAGTTGGTATGAGATTGGAACGTTATTTTGAGATCGCAGATTCAATGAATGAAAATCCACAAACAACCAATGTTAGTACTAACGCATCGGTATAGAATCGATAAATTCCAACATCGAGATAAACGATTCAAAAACATATTTTCTATTTGATTCTAATACATAACCTTCGTCTGTTTTATAGACGAAGGTTTTTCTCTTTTCATTAACCATATCTAAAGAGGGAACTTCTACTTCAGAGAACATTCTGTACTCGTCATCTATACGAAAATCCATTTCGCCTAACAAATCTATCTCCATAAAATTCCATCCATTTGGATTATCTATATCTTCAAGTTTGTACATTTTTTCTTCTTCAAAATTATCATTATTTATAAAGTTAATTAATTTTGGCGATTTGTACTTGTTATAACTATTATTCATTTCACGTACATCGGGATTTGAATAAGCGTTTTCTTCGCCAGTTCTTTTTATGAACTTATAATTATCTTTTTTAGAATTCATATGTTTAGAAAAATTGGGATTAAAATTATAGGCCATAAGAGTTAATTCTATCTATAAAGTCTGCTAACGAACTTGTTTGTTCACTATCTTTGTTTTTATCTACACCGGTACTCAACATACTAAATATTTCTTTTTCTGGTCGATCAGGATAGGTTCTTTGTACAAAACAAGCATAAACAATTAAATTTTCATTTTTTTGATCTATTAATTTTTTAAACACATACTTTTTTGTACTACCGTTACTGAATATTTCGGTTTGTATCTGTGTGTTTTCCGGCGCATTTGGAATAAAATTGGTTTTGCCAAATCCGCTAAATCCATTTTGCTTATTTTGAAATATCAACATTTCTTTTTTGACAAATGGAACTCCTTCGTTTTCTTTCAACACTTGATTAAAAGATTTTCCTTTGATAATGTCAAAATCACTCAGTGAATACTCAGACTCTTTGAGACTTTTCAATATTTCTTTTAGTTTGGTAAAATCTTTAACGCTACTTGGTTTTATAGTACTAGCCATTGTACGTACTGTTGAAGATACTTTTCCAGGTTTAATTTTTCCTTTTTGTAAGGCTCGTACTAATCTGAATAGTCTCGCTTGCTTTTCACTTTGTGCTGGCATATATCAATAAATATAAAATATTTTGATATATTTACGTTTTTAATTATATTTATTATTCAAATACATCATTCTTTGATGTGACAGCGATTTATCTTCTTTGGAGTTCTTCAATAGCTTCATAAACAAATAACAATAAGAAAGGCAGAAATATAATTATGAGCGATCTATTAAAAGAAAGTATTGCGGATGCAAAGGCTGTTCGTGAAACAGCATTGGCAAATGCAAAAACCTTCCTTGAAGAAAGTTTTGCAAACAGTATGAAAGAAATGTTTGCGGACAAACTCAAAGAAGAAATGGCAGAAGAATCAACCGAAGAAGAAGAAGGTAAGATTGAAGAAAAGCTTGCATCTTCTAACATTGGTAAAAATGATGGTTTAACAGCTAAGACTTCTAAGCCAGCAAATCCATCTACACTCAAGTCTACATCTTCAAACGGTAAACAAGAATTTGATGTTAAACTTGAAGAAGAAGCTTCATCTGAAGAAGGCGATGAAGTAACTAGTGAAGAACTAGATGAAATTCTAGCTGAATTAGAAGGCGAAGTATCTGACGAAATGCACAGTCAAGGTTCTTCTGAAACACCCGATACAGGTGAAGAAATGGGCGAAGACATGGGTGATATTAATCTAGACGAACTTCTTGCTGAACTAGAAGCTGAAGATCCTTCTGCACTAGCTCCAGCTCCAGCTCCAGCTCCTGTTGCTCCTGATGCTCAAGCACCTGTAGATCAAGTACCTGCAGCTCCCGCTCCAGCACAAGTTCCATCTCCTTCTGAAGGAGGATATGCAGACGAAGTTTCCGCCGAAGAAATGGCAGAAGCTTTGGTCGCTATCAACGAAGAAAACGAATCTCTTAAGAAACATTTATCAGAAGCTCTAAGCACTGTTAAGTTTATGAAGGGCGTTCTATCTGAAACCAACCTATTGAATGCTAAGTTGCTTTATACCAACAAGTTGTTCAAAGGTAAGAGTTTAACCGAAGATCAAAAACTTAAGATCATTAACACTTTCGACTTGACCAGAAACATCCGTGAAGTCAAGTTGGCATATACAGTTTTAGCCGAATCATTTAATTCCGGTGCATCAGTTGTCAAGAAAAAAACCAATACAACTGCTCACACTATCACCGAAGGTTTGGCAAGCAAACAAGTATCATCAACTAAGCCAGTATCTACTATTGTAGAACCACACGCTGACGAGATGACTTCAAGATTCCAAAAACTCGCAGGAATCAAGAAGTAAAATTAGTTTGCGAGTAAAAACCTAACAGTAATTAAATAAAGAAAGATACAAATATGAGTATGGATATTAAAAGTCTATTGACAAACAATATGAATCCACAGGCCAAATTAATGGCAGAAACACGTGGACTACAAGGCAAATGGGAAAAGACAGGCCTCCTAGAAGGTTGCAAAGGTGTTGAAAAAGCACATATGTCAATCCTATTAGAAAATCAAGCAAAACAATTGCTTGACGAAGCAACCACAACTGGTACATCTACCAGTTCAGAACAATGGGCTGGCGTAGCTCTTCCATTGGTTCGTCGTGTGTTTGCTGAAATCGCTGCGAAGGAATTCGTAAGCGTTCAACCAATGAATCTACCATCTGGTCTAATCTTCTATCTAGACTTCAAGTATGGTACTAACGCTCCTGGTTCAGATTTGCGCAACTTGAACAACGGTAGTTCTGTAACTACCCGCGCCGGTAAGCAATTGAACGACAGTTTGTTTGGTGGTACAGGCAAGAAATTGGGTTCAACTGATAGCGCAGTACGTGGTTTATACGGCCAAGGTGCTTTTGCATATTCAGTTCGTCCAGTAAGTAGTTCCGCTATTACAATCACGTATTCATCAGGAGCAACCAATAACGGTGGTACAATTCAAACCGCTTCTTGGAATGACGTACAATTTGATGCTGAATTGAGTGGTTCCGTGGTAGCTAAGAAATTGTTTAAAGTAATCTTGAATCACGATGATAATAATACCCCTGTATCAAGTTACGGAAATCTATACAACGTTGACTTGAATGCAGTGCGTTCATTCAACTTGATCTCAGGTTCAGGTGCGACCAATCCAGGCGCACTCATTAAAAACGGTGTGGTGTTGAACACTTACAGCAAAGCGGTCAATACTGGTAGTTTGAGCAATCCATTCTATCAAACTGTATACATCGTATCCGCTTCACAGAGTACATTCGCTGGCGCCGCCTCCGGTCCAAGACTTAAATTGATCTATAGTCTACAACCTACGGACAACCTACGTGGTGACTTTGAAGCTGGTAAGACACCAGGTGAAGGTTCTGGTACAGCTGCTAACGTTGCTACTCAAAGCATCGACACTGATATCAGTATCCCAGAAGTTAACTTGGTACTAAACAGCGAACCAATCGTTGCTAAGACCCGTAAACTAAAGGCAGTCTGGACCCCAGAATTAGCGCAAGACTTGAACGCATATCACTCTATTGATGCAGAAGCAGAATTGACTGCTCTGTTGAGTGAATACGTATCTATGGAAATCGATCTAGAAATCCTAGAAATGTTGAACGGTGCCGTTCAAGGTATAACTACCGAAGCTTGGTCCGCCCAAATCGGTGTTGAATTCAGCAAGGGATTGAATGCAACTACTGGTGACGCAGTATTCACACGTAATGCAAATGCTTCTGCAAATCGTACAGCTTACGTTAAGAGCACTTGGTTCCAAACTCTTGGTAACAAGATTCAAAAGGTATCTAACACAATCCAAAAATTGACCCTCCGTGGTGGTGCTAACTTCTTGGTCGTAAGTCCAGACGTAGCAACCATCTTGGAATCAATTCCAGGATATGTAGTAAACACCGATGGTGACAGTGCTAAGTTCGCAATGGGCGTTGCACGTGTTGGTAGCTTCGCAAGTCGCTTCCAAGTTTACAAGAACCCATATATGACCGATAATATCGTATTGGTTGGTTTCCGTGGAAATAACTTCCTAGAAACAGGCGCAGTATATGCTCCTTATATCCCACTAATCCAAACTCCATTGGTCTATGATCCAGTGAACTTCACTCCACGTAGAGGTGTAATGACCCGCTACGCTAAGAAGGTCGTGCGCCCAGAGTTCTATGGAAAAGTTATTATCGGTGATCTCGATACCGTATAATACTTAGTAGAAATAAAATAACTCAAAAACCCCAACGAAAGTTGGGGTTTTTTCTTGCACTAATCGAAAAATTCGTTGGTATTTTCTACAACGATTTCTTGCACTTCTTCTTTGAACGAAGTATCTTTGGGATAAGGTAGAACTTTATGTTTAAGAGATTTAACCAGTTTCTTATTTTCTATCTTGTTGCTTATAAACTTGATATAACGATGTTTACCGCTTTCACGTTTGCGCCAAAATGTTCTACCAATACGTTCTTTTAGTTTATCTACACTGTGTGTTTTCCAACGTGCATATACACTTCTACTATGTATCCAATCATATTCAGTGGGGCCAATTAAACTAACACTATAGTTAGGCATCAGTGCAATATCCACATAGTTATCACCTTGATATACAAATCCAGTTGCTTGATATATTGTTCCAACGTGACCAGCTTCACTATCCGCGTAACTAAGAATACATTTTATTTGTGGATAATCTGTGTTTAATAATCTAAAACTTTCAGCTATACAATAGCTTTCTATATTTTTACCATAACCATCTGCAATCCACAGTCGTGTTAATTCCAACACATTGTTATTAGTAAGTAGAGGACATATGCTGGTACTTGCATTTCTACCCACGGCATTTCCATATACTAATACACCTATTAGGCGTTCGTTAAAACCACCAAAGAATGTGCTTTCAATATACTCTTTATAATAAACTCCATAAGCTACAGTACAAAGAGACCATTTGTGTGTATAATGGTTTTTTTCAATAAGAGTTTTTGCAACATTCTTATTGATACTTTTGAGATAAAGCAATGAGGTATCACAATATTCGGACATTCCCCCATTATAAACCTATAATAAAGAATGTCAACATTTATATTAAATAAAACAAGCCTTTTGAATTATAAACTACAATTCTGATCTTGGTATCGTTATCTTTAATGATACCGAGTTTATCTGAAATTTGAAATGGACCTGGATGATTACTTGTACGTACACCCATTACTTTATCTTTTATTTTATATACATCCAAATCTGTATTAACAACACTTGCGTGATATTGTCTTCCCAAAGGTATCATTTTCATAATGGTTTATTTGTTGTTGGTTCTGCTTTTTTTACTCTACTTGATGGAAATTCTTTGTTACCAAACTCGGTACCGTGTAAACTGTACAAATGCATTATTACACCGTGTTTTACAATTACATCCCCCAAATCATTTACCAAAACGTATGCTGGTCTATCATATTTCAACATTACAGCTGAACTAACTAATAAATGATTTGTTTCACCCGCATCCATTACTCTTTGAGCATAATTGATTCCATCACCGCTTATATTAAGATTTCCATTGATATCTTCCATTGGAATTACAGGTCCACAGTGTACACCCATTCTCATTTGTAAGTCGGGTCTATCTTTTACTGCTTTAGCTATAGCAACGGCACAATTCATTGCATCTTCTAGATACGTGAAAAATCCCATTACCATACCATCTCCGGTGGGTAATATAATCAACTTTTCAAGAGCATTAGCTGTTTTATATTGCATTGTAGATTTAACTAGTGTACCCAAGTCTTTACAAGCCTTCTTTTGTTCATCTGTGGTTTTTTTACTGTAAGCCACAATATCCATAAAGAATATGAAACCTTCTTGTTCAGTATCTAATTGTAATCGTCCTGATTTGACTTCCACGTCGATCTTGTCAACTTTACGAACTATTTGTTTAACTGGTTTTGGTACTTCAACCTTTGGTTGTTCTTCTTTCTTTTCTACAACCGGCATATTCTTTAATTTTAAAAAGTCTTTCCAGTTAATCTTTTTTGTTGGTGCATCTTTCTTTTTTGGTTCTTTTGCAGTCTGTTCTGCTTCTAGTTTCTTTATTGCTTCTTCTTCACGATTGCGTTTTTCAATGAATAACGCAATTTGTTTCTTAACTTCATCTGTAATATAAATGTTTACATCTTTACCATTACCACCCGTATCGTGTTTCTTCTTTCTTAAAGCACCTTTGGCTTGTAAATAACTTTGCATTTCTACATTGCCTGTCTTGAATGCAATGTCTAACGGAGCAATTTCTCCCTTAAAATCTGCACCATTAACATTTGCACCCAAATGTACCAAAAACTCCGTCATATCAACATCGTTAGCATTAACGGCGTAATGTAATGGCATCCATCCATTCTTTTCATCTCTACCATTAATTTTACCGTCTTTATCAAAAAATGACTGTACACCTTCAAAATCACCGGTTTCAGCACAAAAATGAATATTAACACCACCAGCAGATTTAGCGCCATTTTTATTTAACAACTTAACAATTTCACCTCTATTAACATTGGATAACACATCTATTGGATTGTTTTTACCTAAGAAATCTTTCTTGTTGACATCAGCACCTTTAACAATTAAATATTCAACCAAATGTTTTTGTCCATAATTAACCGCATAGTGTAGTGCTGTCCAACCTTTACCAGCGTCAACTTCATTGATATCTTGTTTTTTACTCAACATTTCTTCAATAGAAACAATATCACCATTCTTAGCAGCCAAATGAAAACTGCTACCACTACTATATTTTGCACCTCGACCTTGCAATAATTCTGAAATGTGTTTAAACCCTTTTTGTTCAGATATATCTAATGCAGTATTTTTGCTTGTCCAATCTTTTACATTTACATCGGCGCCACGATTTAATAACAATTTGACTATTTCTATTTGATTTTCTTCTACTGCAACAACCAATGGTGGATTGCCGGTATCGTCATCTCTCTGATTAACGTCTATTTTTTCTTTTTCGATGCAATTGTATACGTTATCATACAACCCTCGTTTAATGTGGGTAAAAATATTGATTGCCATAAGTAAATTAGTCTTGTTTGTTTTCTTTTTTGAAACGAGCCAAATCCAACTGAGGTAGTGGTTTTTCTATATTTAGACCGGCCAATCTTTCATTTTGAATAACTAATTTACTGCCACCTACAACCTTACCATCTACTACATCATATATAAAGAATACCGTTTTGGTTAAACCTACACGTACAATTCTTCCTGGTTTACCATCAACATATACAACGTCATCTTCTTTATAATCGGATCCAATAAACATAAAAAGCGCAGCTGCTAACTTTTCAATGCTTGATTTGAATATTAGAATTACTAAACCGGCTAAGAACATCCAGACATATTTGCCTGTCATATCTTGCGCTGTTGATTCTAATACTTTTTCTGAAATTACTTGTACAGTATTTGTGTCCATATTTGTTTTTGGTTATTTAAAACGAGTTTAACACCTAAAACAATTATATAATAAATATATTTAATTATCTCACTTCGTCCACTTTTGTTCTTTCAAGATATCATCAATCAAATCTTTTTCAGAGTTGTCCATTTCTTTGTCAAATCTCTTTAACACTTCGGTCAATGGATATACTCTGTCAGGAGATTCTTTTTGCTTTTCTTTGAGTTCTTGAATTACATCAACTATCTTAGTAAGTGGGGACTTATATTCATCAACTTTGTCTTTTGAAGCAAAGTTAGATATTTCAAATGCATGTGGAGTTAATACTTTTACCAAACTTAATAGTCCGGATCCGATCATATTGAATATACTAAATACTGCACCAGCTGCTGGATGTACTGTTGCTAATATTCTAAGTATAACGAATACTACAACAAATATGATAATTGCGGTTAAAGCACTAATAAAGAACTTTTTTAAACCCCAAAATACAGCATTTAATCCAAACATACCACTCATTGTATCAAGTGTAGCCTTGCTTTGATCTGCTTCTTTTGCAATTTCTTTTGCTTTATCAGTCATTTGCCAAAGTTCATCATCATACTTTTCTTTTAAAGCAGACTTTTCTTTTTGTAATTTGTTTATGATTTCGTCCCGTTGTGATAATAATTGATCACCTTTTTTTCGTTCTTCAGCTACTTGAGAATTAAGCAGATCAACTGTAGCTTTAATTCTTTTAATTTCATCTATGTGTGGAGAACCAACGATAGAAATTACTCGTTCATTCAAAGATTTAGCTGTTTCTACTTGTATAGGCGCATTAGTTACTTGACTTAACGAATGTTGAATACCAATTGATAAAGAAGAAGTTTGTACTATTTTACCTTTTTCTACTTTTTCCAATTCTACCATTGTATTGTCTACTTTGGCTTCTTGTTTTGCAACGGCATCTTGTGCCACACTAACTTGCTTTGCTGATTTAACCTCTGATGAAATACATCCAGTTAATATCAAAATTACAATAGTATAAAACAGTTGCTTTTTAAAGTTCATATAATATAAATATTACTTTTTATAATAAAACTGATATTTATACTCAAAGAAAAGTATAACCGTGTAATAAAAGGTAACGGCAGTTGAAAAGTAAGAATAACAAAACACATATGAAATTAATCGATTTGCTAACCGAAGTTAAAATGTATGAAAGTCTAGGATTACCAGCATCGGCTGTACAGTCATTAGATTCATTTGTTGCACAAGAATTAGACGAAGCTGATATGTTAGGCGCTGGCACCACAGAATTGCCATCCGATGAATTACAAGGATATTTAGACAGATCGGCCGGTCAACCTGCAGTTTATAAGAAAACTGGATTGCCTAAATTGGATAAAAAAGGTAAACAAAAGTATACTACTACAAAAGATCCAACTGATAAATTCAAGTATCCATATGTACATCCAAAGCTTGCCAGAGAGATACAAATTGTAGATCCAAGTGGCCGTAGGTTTGATTTAAACAAACTAAAAACCCATATCACCACACGTCCTGATAAGATTTTAAAACAAAATGAAAAAATTTCACACAGTGGCGGTGAAAGTACTCAGTTTTATAATATAGGATTGCCAGCTTTACAAGGACTTGGTTATGACGAAAAGAATCAAAAATTTGTTATCATAAATACGTGTCCAGGCGCAGGTGCATGCAAAGTTTATTGTTATGCTAAAAAAGGCGGTTATGTACAATATGTACCAGTTAACACATCGCAAACAAGACAACTTAACTTTTTGTTGAACGATCCGGATGGTTATAAAAATATGTTATCAAACGAAATTCGTGCAGCAGTTGAAAAAAATTCAAAGAAAAATGTAAAAACTGTGATTAGATGGCATGATTCAGGCGATTTCTTTAGTCCTGATTATGTAAACCTAGCATATAGTGTTGCAAAAACATTTCCCAACGTAGACTTTTATGCTTATACTAAAATGGCAGATGTGGCTAAAGGTGATAAACCAGTCAATTTCAAGATGAATTTTAGTGCGGGTGCAAAACCTGATCAAGAAAAACAAGTCGATTTTAAAACAACTAAACATTCAACTGTAGTACCAAAGCAAATGTTTGCTGATTTAGTTGATAGAGAAGAAGTACCAGATCCAGATAAGCCAAATAAAACAATTAAAAAGTTGGTTTATAAATCCCCATCCGCTATTGATATTTTAAAGAAAAAGTTAGCATTAAAGTATAATGTTTCTGAAGACAGTGTCATTACCTACGATGAAATGATGAAAATTCCTGTGGGAGATAAACCAAAGTGGAATGTTATAGTTAAACCAGGTGACGGCGACGATAGTGCAAATAGAGCAGATGTAGTGGGTACTTGGTTATTAATCCACTAATTTAGTTGTATTATCTCACTCCAGAGATATTTATAATCAATGAGTGCTAATTTGGACCAAGATAGGGTAAGATGGCCCGGGAGTGGTAGTAGTGTTAATATAAACACTGTGCCATTTGGCTATTATCTAAACGAAAGTTGCGTTGGAGCTGAAACCACATTTGCAAATGATTGTAGTAGCAGTGCGATGTGGGCAGCAAAACGGTTGGGGTATCCAATCGTTGATATTGAAATGATCGACGTTAATTTCTACGCATGTTTTGAAGAATCTGTACTAGAATATAACCGTGTAGTTAATGAATTTAATATTGTTAACAACATGGTTGATTTACAGGGATTGCCTCAAAATAAATATAAAAATTTAACGGGGATGGGCGTAAAGAGTACTGGTTTACCTTTTATAGTTCAACTGAGCAAACAATATGGAGCCGAAGCACTTGTTGGCGGTGAATATGAAGTTAAGCGTAACTATGTAACTATTAGTGGTAGTATCAACCCTGGCAAAACACATCAGGTTTATGACTTGAATACCTTAATTGGTCGAGACATTGAACATTTAACTGGGTCACGAATTGAAGTAAAAAGAATATTTCATAATAGACCCCCAGCAATTGCTCGTATATACGATCCATTTAGTATGACAGGAATGAGTTACAGTAACGTACTCGGTGAAATGGGATTTGGGGCTTATAGTCCTGCTACACAATTCTTGATGACTCCTATTTTTGAAGATTTGGAACGTGTACAGGCCATTGAATTCAATGATATGGTTCGTAAAAGCGCTTATAGTTTTGAAATTTTAGGTAATAACAAGTTGAGAATATTTCCAATACCATCTGAAAATTTCAAGGTATATATAGATTACATCGTTGAAAGTGAACGTGATATTACCAACTTTTATAGTGGATCTCGTTATGAATATATTAGTGACCCCAGTGATATTCCATACGAATACTGCACATATTGTAAAATTAATCAGCCTGGTAAACAGTGGATTAAAAAATATTTCTTAGCGTTGTGTAAGGAAACATTGGGTCGGATTCTTCAAAAATATAGTACAGTACCAATTCCTGGTGGAGAAGTAACTCTTGATGGCGCTGAATTACGATCCGAAGCCAAAGAAGAAAAAGATTCATTGCTTGAAAAACTAAGAGATATGTTGGAAAAGACACTTCGTGTTAATCAATTAGAAAATAAAGGAAAAGAAAGTGAAGAAATGAATAAGATGTTGTCCCGTGTACCTTTACATATTTATATAGGATAAAACATATGGCTGCACCTGTATCTCCACAGTATCCAAAAACGGATCCAAAATTTAAAGAATATTGGACATCAACTCGCACAGATGTTGGTATTTATAATAACAACTATTCACCTGGTAGATATTTTTCTTCAAGAGACTTAAACTTCTTGAACAGCGTTAGTTCTGAATTAATAGGTGATATAATTGAATGTGTTGTTCAAGTATTTAAGATTGCTGCTTATGAAACCAATACCAATATTTATGGTGAAAGTAGCAGTGACAAAGGAAAGGTGTTCTATTCGGGTATTGATTTGAGTTGTCTTGTTCAACGTGAAGATATTAATACTGAAAATCAAGGTTATGGACCTGATAGAAAACAAGACATTGTTTATAGATTCAGAGAACGTGATTGTATTACCACCAACTATTTTCCAGAAATTGGCGATTTGGTTTTGTACAATCAACGTTATTACGAAATTGATAATGTTATCCAAGAACAATTTGCGGGTGGTCATCCAGACAAGTCTTTGAGTTTAATTGTTAATACTCATTACACAAGACTAAGCAAACTTAACCTCGTAGAAAGACAAACATAATTTATGGCATGGGGTCCAAATACTAATGTAAATCCACCGCCAAATCCGATTGAAAACGCATCAGCTCAATCAGATAGTAAAAAGCTTTATAATAGAGCCAATGCAACTCGCCGTGATACTGATAAACAGAAAAATTTCACGGTTACTTTATTAGATATTGATACAGCTATTATTAATACTTTGAATGATACACTCAGACTTCAAGTTAATGATAATGGTGAAGTTGTAAAAGTACCAGTTATATATGGCAATCCTGAAAGATGGTTTGCTATGAAAAAGTTTGGTCATATTAGAGATAATCAAGGCAAAATATTGTTGCCAGCCATAATGTTTCGTAGAAAAAGTGTTGAAAATAACAAAGAACTTGCCACGTTTAATCGTTATCTAAACTACGAAACTATAATGAATTATAGTGAAAAAAACAAGTATGATCGTTTTGATCTAATGAATAAAGGTGTTTTTACTAGCAAACCAACCAAACAAATTTATAGCGTAAGTTTACCAGTTCACGTAAATATAACATACGAATGCATCATTTGGACTGATTATGTAGATCAAAATAATAAGTTACTGGAACAAATAAACTACGCAGCTAAAGACTACTGGGGTGACGCTGAGAGATTTAAATTTAGAGCTAGGATAGACAGTTATAGCATCGAACAAGAAGTTAACGACGGCGAAGATCGTAATATCAAAACAACGTTCGATATAAATGTCAACGCTTACTTGTTAAATGAAAATTATATAACAAATTTAAACGGGGTAAAAAATACTACCCAAAAGCTATTTACCGTAAGAAAAGTAATGATGCAAGAAAATGCTGTTGCTAGTGCGAGTGAAATGGGCACAATTACAACTAATATTATTAAAAACAATAGCAATCTAAAAGACAGTCCATTGGATTATACCGATGTAACTGGTCAAGGTACAATGGCATTAAAGCCAAATGAAGTAACCAATTTAGATGGTTATAACAAAATACCGTCAAATTATCAAAATATAGTAAATACGCCATTTCACCCAGCACCTAAATCTATTACTGATTATGGTGAAAATGGATGGTTAGCATATGACAGTAAGTATATTTACGTATATCAATATCCATCTGGGTGGTTAAAAAGAGAAATTGCTACATTTGACTATGATTATAGTAGTCAAACATATATAAGTGGATATGACTGTAATGGTAATCCTGTATACACTACAGCTAATAAAAGACCTATAAATACAGCTTTCAGAATATTTCAAAGATTTCCTGATAAATTCTATCATCAAGTGCCATATCAGTCATCTGATTATGGAGAAGATGGATGGGTAAGTTATGATGGTAATTATTTTTATATTTATAGCACATCACAATGGAGACGAATACCAATTACTCTATTTAATTAATAATAATTAGTATTTCAATTTTTATACATTTTGTTGGTATTGCTTAATGGTTTTCTTTATATTTATTAAAAATGTCAACATTGAAGAAAGATCCATGTGAAGTTTCTCCATTAAAATTGGACAATGCTTTGTATGACTACAAAAAATTAACAGCGACTTTTAAAGATCCTACTACACCACTGTTTCTTAAAATAATCGAAGAATTACGTGTTATTATTAATTGTAATGCCAATTTACAAAAAAATACACAGTCTATACAAGAATTTCCATGTGATTCAAAAACAGATACATGGGTATATAATCATAATTTAAATTCGGAATTTGTATTGTTCATTGTATATGATCAAGATTTAAATCAAATAATACCTGAAAGCATAACTTTAAACAATAAAAACACAGCCACAATAAAATTCTCATTTCCTGCATGTGGTTATGTTTTTGCTATAGGTAGTAATGTAAGTACAAGTGGTATATCTGGCACAGGCACAAGTGGTAGTAGCGGTCAAAGTGGATCTAACGGAACAAGCGGAACAAGCGGAACAAGCGGTACTAGCGGAACTAGTGGCGAAAGCGCATTAAGTGGTACTAGTGCTACTAGTGGTAGTAGTGGTGAAAAAGGTTCATCTGGATCAAGTGGTACTAGCGGAACGAGTGGATTTAGCGGAACGAGCGGAACTAACGGAACTAACGGAACAAGTGGTACAAATGGAACTAGTGGATCTAGTGGTACAAGTGGATCCAGTGGTACAAGTGGAAGTAGTGGTAGTAGTGGATCTAGCGGATCTAGTGGTACAAGTGGTACAAGTGGTACAAGTGGCGAAAGTGGAACTAGTGGTACAAGCGGATCTAGTGGTACTAGCGGATCAAGTGGAACCAGTGGATCTAGTGGATCTAGTGGATCTAGTGGTACAAGCGGATCTAGTGGAACCAGTGGAACTAGTGGAAGTAGTGGAAGTAGTGGAACCAGTGGAACTAGTGGAAGTAGTGGAACCAGTGGAACCAGTGGAACTAGTGGAAGTAGTGGATCAAGTGGAACCAGCGGAAGTAGTGGATCTAGTGGATCTAGTGGTACAAGTGGAACAAGTGGAAGTAGTGGTGAAAGTGGTACCAGCGGAAGTAGTGGATCCAGTGGATCTAGTGGTAGTAGTGGATCTAGTGGATCTAGCGGAACTAGTGGTACAAGTGGATCTAGCGAATCAAGTGGATCTAGTGGATCAAGTGGTACTAACGGAAGTAGTGGATCTAGCGGTACTAGTGGTGAAAGTGGTACTAGTGGTGAAAGTGGATCTAGTGGCGAAAGTGGATCTAGTGGTGAAAGTGGTACTAGTGGTGAAAGTGGTACTAGTGGTGAAAGTGGTACTAGTGGTACCAGCGGATCTAGCGGAACTAGTGGATCAAGTGGAACCAGTGGATCTAGTGGTACAAGTGGTACAAGTGGATCCAGTGGAACCAGCGGATCAAGTGGATCCAGTGGAACTAGCGGATCAAGTGGATCCAGTGGAACTAGCGGATCAAGTGGATCAAGTGGTACAAGTGGATCAAGTGGTACAAGTGGATCAAGTGGTACAAGTGGATCAAGTGGTACAAGTGGTACAAGTGGTACAAGTGGTGAAAGTGGTACAAGTGGATCAAGTGGATCAAGTGGTACAAGTGGTACAAGTGGTACAAGTGGTACAAGTGGATCAAGTGGATCAAGTGGATCTAGCGGATCAAGTGGTACAAGTGGATCTAGCGGATCAAGTGGTACAAGTGGTTTAAGTGGAAGTAGTGGTACAAGCGGATCTAGTGGTACAAGCGGATCTAGTGGTACAAGCGGATCTAGTGGTACAAGCGGATCTAGTGGTACAAGCGGATCTAGTGATACAAGCGGATCTAGTGGTACAAGCGGAACAAGTGGATCTAGCGGAACTAGTGGTACAAGTGGTACAAGTGGTACAAGTGGATCTAGCGGAACTAGTGGTACAAGTGGTACAAGTGGATCTAGCGGAAGTAGTGGATCTAGCGGATCCAGTGGTACAAGTGGATCTAGCGGATCAAGTGGTACTAATGGAAGTAGTGGATCTAGCGGTACAAGTGGTACAACTGGATCAAGTGGATCAAGTGGTACAACTGGATCCAGCGGATCTAGTGGTTTAAGTGGGTCTAGCGGAACCAGCGGATTAAGTGGTGAAAGTGGATCTAGTGGTACAAGCGGATCCAGTGGTACAAGCGGATCTAGTGGTACAAGTGGATCTAGTGGCACAAGTGGTACAAGTGGATCTAGTGGAACTAGTGGAACTAGTGGATCTAGTGGATCTAGCGGATCTAGCGGATCTAATGGATCTAGTGGTACAAGTGGTACAAGTGGAAGTAGTGGTACAAGTGGAAGTAGTGGTACAAGTGGAAGTAGTGGTACAAGTGGATCTAGCGGAACTAGTGGTACAAGTGGATCAAGTGGTGAAAGTGGATCCAGTGGTACAAGTGGAACTAGTGGTACAAGTGGTACAAGCGGATCTAGTGGAAGTAGTGGTACAAGCGGATCTAGTGGTACAAGCGGATCTAGTGGTACAAGTGGTACAAGCGGATCTAGTGGATCTAGTGGTACAAGTGGATCTAGTGGATCTAGTGGTACAAGTGGTACAAGCGGATCTAGTGGATCTAGTGGTACAAGTGGATCTAGTGGTAGTAGTGGTACAAGTGGTACAAGTGGTTTAAGTGGATCTAGTGGAACTAGTGGTACAAATGGTACAAGTGGCGAAAGTGGATCTAGTGGTACAAGTGGATCCAATGGATCTAGTGGTACAAGCGGAACTAGTGGATCTAGTGGTACAAGCGGATCTAGTGGTACAAACGGAACTAGTGGAAGTAGTGGTACAAGCGGAACTAGTGGATCTAATGGTACAAGTGGAACAAGTGGATCTAGTGGTACAAGCGGATCTAGTGGAACAAGTGGAACAAGTGGAACAAGTGGAACAAGTGGAACAAGTGGAACAAGTGGAAGTAGTGGTTTAAGTGGATCTAGTGGAACTAGTGGTACAAATGGTACAAGTGGCGAAAGTGGATCCAGTGGTACAAGCGGAACCAGTGGATCTAGTGGTACAAGCGGATCTAGTGGTACCAGCGGATCTAGTGGTACCAGTGGAACTAGTGGATCTAGTGGTACAAGCGGATCTAGTGGATCTAGTGGTACAAGCGGATCTAGTGGATCTAGTGGTACAAGCGGATCTAGTGGAACCAGTGGAACTAGTGGAAGTAGTGGTACAAGTGGAAGTAGTGGATCAAGTGGTACAAGTGGCAAAAGTGGATCTAGTGGTACAAGCGGAACTAGTGGTACAAGTGGAACTAGTGGATCTAGTGGTACAAGCGGATCTAGTGGTACAAGCGGAACCAGTGGATCTAGTGGTACAAGCGGATCTAGTGGTACAAGCGGAACTAGTGGATCTAGTGGTACAAGCGGATCTAGTGGATCTAATGGTACAAGTGGTACAAGTGGTACAAATGGTACAAGTGGATCTAGTGGTAGTAGTGGTACAAGTGGAAGTAGTGGAACAAGTGGAACAAGTGGAAGTAGTGGTTTAAGTGGATCTAGTGGAACTAGTGGTACAAGTGGCGAAAGTGGATCTAGTGGATCTAGTGGATCTAGTGGATCAAGTGGAAGTAGTGGTACCAGCGGAAGTAGTGGATCAAGTGGATCAAGTGGATCTAGTGGTACCAGCGGATCTAGTGGTACCAGCGGATCTAGTGGTACCAGCGGATCTAGTGGTACCAGCGGATCTAGTGGAACTAGTGGTACAAGTGGCGAAAGTGGATCTAGTGGATCTAGTGGATCTAGTGGTACAAGTGGAAGTAGCGGTACCAACGGAACTAGTGGATCTAATGGTACAAGTGGTACAAGCGGATCTAGTGGTACAAGTGGAACTAGTGGATCTAGTGGTACAAGCGGATCTAGTGGTACAAACGGAACTAGTGGATCTAGTGATACAAGCGGATCTAGTGGATCTAATGGTACAAGTGGTACAAGCGGATCTAGTGGTACAAGTGGAAGTAGTGGATCTAGTGGAAGTAGTGGAATAAGTGGATCTAGTGGAACTAGTGGTACAAGTGGCGAAAGTGGATCTAGTGGATCTAGTGGAACTAGTGGTACAAGTGGCGAAAGTGGATCTAGTGGAAGTAGTGGATCTAGTGGAAGTAGTGGATCAAGTGGTACAAGTGGAAGTAGTGGTACAAGTGGAAGTAGTGGTACAAGTGGAAGTAGTGGAACAAGTGGAAGTAGTGGTACAAGTGGAAGTAGTGGAACAAGTGGAAGTAGTGGTACAAGTGGAAGTAGTGGATCAAGTGGTGAAAGCGGATCAAGTGGATCTAGCGGATCAAGTGGATCTAGCGGATCAAGTGGATCTAGCGGATCTAGTGGATCTAGTGGTACAAGTGGAAGTAGCGGTACCAACGGAACTAGTGGATCTAATGGTACAAGTGGTACAAGCGGATCTA